AGCACGCGCCAGCCTGCGTGCGGTTCGATCCCGTTTTTTGGCTTGCACGGTTAGACGAACATCCAAACCCCGATGGCGCCGCACGGTGCGTCGGGGCTCCTGCACAGGAGTCCGCCATGACTGACATCGACATCCCCACCTTCAACGTTGCGGGCGAAGCGCTCTGGTCTCGGATCACCGGGAAGTACGAGCTGCGCCTCGACGAGCTGGACACGCTCGAGGATGTCTGTCGGATCGCGGACATGATCGACTCCCTCACTGACGTGTGGGATGGGCTCGGGCGGCCGACGATCACCAAGGGCTCGATGGGTCAGGAAGTGATCCATCCGCTCGTGGGGGAGATTCGGACGCAGCGGGCCGCGAAGAACGCGCTCTGGCGGCAGTTGAAGCTCCCGGACGACGAGGCTGCGCCGGCCGCGAACCAGCATCGGGCTGCGGCTGCGTCGAAGTGGCAGTCACGGCCTACGCGTGGCGCGTAGCCGGGCCGCATCCCAGGTCTCAGATCGGGACACCGACTACGCCCGGGTAGTCGGCTGGTATGAGGCCGAACTCGAGCGTGCTGCGCCTCCGACTGATCTGGCGTGGGAGCCGGTGAAGATCGGGCCGACGTGGCAGTACGACAACGGCTGGGTCCTACCCGCCCGCACGTTGGGCTGGCGGAACCTGGCGTGGGCTGGCCTGAACCTGACGGACAAGCACGGCGCGCCCTGGACGTACACGCTCGAGCAGGCCCGTTTCCTGCTCTGGTTCTACGCACTCGACGACGACGGCCGACTCTCCTATCCGACGGTCGTGCTGCAGCGATTGAAGGGCTGGGGGAAAGACCCCGTCGCCGCGACGATCGCGATGCTCGACATGTGCTCCGAAGACGCCGCCTTCGACCACTGGAACGGTGAGGTTCCGGTCGGCCGGGACCAGGCGAACTCTTGGGTGCAGGTCGTCGCCGTCTCCCAAGAGCAGACCAAGAACACCATGAAGCTCTTCCCGTCCCTCGTACCCCCGGAAACCCGGGCCAGGTACGGCGTGCAGATCGGGAAGTTGAACGTCTGGGCCAAGGGCGACACCGCGCAGACCGAAGCCGTCACCTCGTCACCGTTGGCGATTGAGGGCGGGCGTCCGACCCTGATCGTCAGGAATGAGCCGCAGAACTGGCTCTCATCGAACTCCGGGCATGAGATGGCCGGTGCGATCGAAGGCAACGCCGCCAAGTCTGAGGGTGGCGCGGCGAGGCAGTTGGACATCTGCAACGCCTACCGTCCCGGTGAGGATTCGGTCGGGCAGAAGGCCCGGGAAGCCTACGAGCAGACCGTTGGGCACCGTTGCACCGTCCACGCCGATTCGGACGTGTGGGTTGAGTGTCTGGACTGTCAGCCACCGAAGGCTGCGGAGTTCGGGCAGCTTTACGACTCCCTCGAAGCCCCACCGGAAGCGCCGCTCACCATCGCGGCAGCCCCGGGTGTTGTGAACTCGATCCGCGGGGACTCGACCTGGCTCGACTTGAAGCGGATCACGCAGTCCATCGCGAACCCCGCTAACTCGGCGAGTGAGTCGCGGCGCAAGTGGTACAACCAGATCACCGCCACTGAAGATGCGTGGCTGGACCCCAATGAAGTCAAGCGCGCCTCCGTCGTCGAGCAGTTGCAGCCCGAAGACAAGGTTGTGCTGTTCGGTGACGGGTCGAAGTCTGACGACGCCACCGGCTTGGTTGCTTGTCGGGTCTCTGACGGGCTGTGTCAGGTGTTGAAGGTGCTGCAGCCCAAGGCCGGCGAGGTTGTTGACCGCGTGGAGCTGGATCTGGCTGTGATGGCCGCGTTTGAGCGGTACAAGGTGGCCGCGTTCTGGTTCGACCCCTCGCACGCCAAAGACGACGACGCTGAGGGCGACAACCGGTTCTGGTGGCCCCTCGTCGACCAATGGCACACCCGGTACGGGAAACGCTTGAAGGCGTGGCCCGTGAACACCGGCACCAAGACTCACTCGGTGGCGTTCGACATGTCCACCCCGTCGAACCAGCAGACGTTCGTGCAGGGCGCCGAGCAGGTACACACCGACTTCGAGGACGGCCGGGTCCGGTTCTCTGAATCGTCGTGGCTCGTCACGCATCTCGTGAACTGCCGCCGCGCCCCGGGTAAGTGGGGGATCTCGGTCCGCAAGGAACACCGCGAATCGCGGCACAAGATCGACCTCGGCGTCTGCCTCATCGGCGCCCTCACCCTTCGCCGCATCTACCAGCTATCGCAACGCTCCGGGACGCCGGGAAGCGGACGCGTCGTAGGACTCAACTAACCCGGGAGGGGCGACCGTGGCTGTAGCCCCCGCAGGTCTCTCCTACACCCAGGTCGGGGCGTTCCTCCCACCCGCAAACCCCCAAGGGCTGTCGGACGAGGAAACGGCGACGATCAACTCGCTGTCGTCGCGGCTGCAGTTCCAGCTGCCGATGATGCAGTTGACGAACGCCTACTACGAGGGCACGCAACGGCTCTACGACCTGGGCGTCACCATCCCCGCCGCGTTGTCGCGGATCCGGACAGTCGTGGACTGGCCGCGGATCTGCATCGACCCCCTCGTACAGAGGGCAGTCGTCGACGGCTTCCGGCTGCCTGACTCCACGGACGTCGACACCGAGCTCGCCGACATCTGGCAAGCCAACGACCTCGACGCCGAAGCACCCCTGTCCTACCTCGACGCACTCGTCTACGGCCGCGGCTATCAGATCGTCGGCCAGGACGACAACGGTGATCCCCTCGTCACCGTCGAATCGCCCCTCAACCTCTCGTTGGCTTGGGATCCGCGGACCCGCACCACGACCGCTGCGTATCAGGCGTATCAGGCCGAAGGCGTCCAGCGGGCAGTCCTCTACCTGCCCAACGTGTCGATCTACATGTCCCGCGAAGTCCAATCCTCCGCGTGGACGGTCGACGACCGGGATGAGCACGGTTTCGGGGAAGTGTGCGTCGTCCGCTTCGCCAACCGCCCCCGATCCGCGGACCGCGAAGGGCGTTCGGAGATCACGCCGGCCATCCGGAACATCACCGACTCCGCTTGCCGGTCGCTGCTGGGCATGGAGATCGCCCGCGAGGTCTACTCCGTCCCCCACCGTTACGTCCTCGGCGCCGACGAATCCGACTACGTCAACCCCGACGGCACACCCAAGTCCGCGCTCGAGATGACCATGAGCAAGTTTGTGGCGTTCCAACGCGACGAAGACGGGAACCTGCCGCAGGTCGGGCAGTTCCAGGCGTTCGACCCGTCCGTGTTCACGAAGATCATCGACGAGCAGGCGCAGTTGATGGCTGCGGCGTCGCAGTTCCCGCCCTCCTACTTCGGCCTCACCTCCACGGCCAACCCGGCCTCGGCGGATGCGATCCGCGTTGCCCATGCCGGGTTGGAGAACCGGGCCCGTGAGGTGCAGAACCAGTTCAGCGACCCGCAAGAGCGCGTCATGCGTCTCGCCTGGCGGGTCGCGAACGGCGGTGCGCCAGTCCCGGCCGGGATGAAGGGCCTGACGACGGACTGGATCGACGCCGCCACCCGCACGCCGGCAGCGACCGGCGACTTCCTGTTCAAGATGGTCCAGATGGGCGCTATCCCGGCGACGTCCGACGTGACGTTGAAGGAAGCCGGTTTCAACGCCGTCCAGCGCGCTCAACTCGAGCAGGACCGCAAACTGGACGTCACGGCGTCCGACCTGGCCGAGCTCGCCACGTCCATCCAGGTCAAGCAGGCCCGCGCTGACCTCACCGTCGCCGCAGACGTGTCCGCAGCGAAGACGAACAAGCCTGCACCGTCAGCCGAGCCGCCGACGGTGCCAGGTGGCGGACAGTAACCAGCACCAGGCCACGCAGGCTGGCCTGGCTGCACTCGCAGCGCAAGACCTGGCCGGCGTCTACCCGCACATCAGCGGCCCCGACGACCCACGGCTGTCGCTGCTCATCCAAGCCATCACCACCAAGTACGGGCGCCTCTCCGGGGCACTCTCGGGGCGGTTCTACCAGCGCGCACGAGTCGACGCAGGCCTGGGGAAGCACTCCGCGGCAGTAGCGGATCCAGCGCCGCTCGAGCAGGTCACCAAGACAGTCGGCTGGGCCACCCACGACAACAAGGGCCAGCCACTCTCCCTCGTAGACGTTCACCCGCGTCTCGAAGGCGCGACAACGAAACTCGTCCTCGACGTCGGACGCGACACGATCGTCAACTCCGTCGCAGCGGACGCGAAGGCCAAGGGCTGGGCTCGCGTTCCCGAGCCGGGCTGCTGCGCGTTCTGCGCGCTCCTCGCCACCCGCGGCGCCGTCTACAAGTCCGAAGACAGCGCCGACTTCAAGTCCCACGATCACTGCCGGTGCCACGCCGAACCAGTGTTCACGGCCTACGAGCCGTCCGCGCAGATCCGCCAATGGCAGGCCGACTACGCGAAAGCCACCCACGGAGTACGTGGGTCACGAAACCAGCGGATCGCCTGGCGACAGGCATTCGAGGGCCGCACCACTAACTGAGCCGCACGGCTCGCCAACCATTCCGCACGGAAGGTTCAGTCATGCCCGAAACCCCCACTGCCGCAACGGATCCCGCCACCCCAGCAACGCCGGCCGCAGCTGCGCCGACGACAGATCCCCCCGCGGAGCCCGACTGGAAGGCCGAGGCCCGCAAGTGGGAGTCCCGGGCGAAAGACAACAGGGCGGCACTCGATGCCGCTGCGCCGAAGCTCAAAGAGTACGAGACGTGGGCTGCGGCGTCGAAGACGAACGAGCAGCGACTCCAGGAGGCCGCTAACGCGGCCAGGCAGGAAGCCGACGAGGCGAAGAACGACGCGCTTCGGTTCCGGATCGCCCTCAAGCACGGCATCGCTGAGGAGGACTTCGACTTCCTCGGCTCCGGCACTGAGCAGGAACTCGAGACGCGGGCCGCACGGCTCGCCGCGAAGAACGCAGCCGCAGGGCAGCCAGCAGGACCCCGCCCCCCAGCGCCCAACCCTGCACAGGGTTCGCAGCCCGGGGCTGTCAGCACCCCCAGAGAGGCATTCGCCTCATTCCTGGGCACACAACTCGCCCCGTAGGGCACCCAAGGAGTAAGACATGGCTACTCAGCTCAGTGCTGTCAACAGCACCCTGCTGCCCCCCACCATCACGGGGCCGATCTTCGCGAAGGCGTCCGAGACCTCGGCCGTCATGTCGCTGGCTCGACGCGTCCCGCTGTCCGTCTCGGCGAACACCGCGATCCCCGTCCCCATGGACATCCCGCAGGCCGGATGGGTCACAGAAGGCGGCGTGAAGCCGGCTTCGCAGGTCGGCGTCGGCGTCAAGATCATGACCGGCAAGAAGGTCGCCCTGCTCGTCCCGGTCTCCAACGAGGTCGCGATGACCAACCCCGCCGGGCTGTATGACCAGCTCGCGCAGGATCTCCCCACTGCGATCGCCCGTGCGTTCGACCAGGCTGCGATCAACGGACTGGACTCCCGCACCGGTGGCGCTGGCCCGTTCACGGACGCGTTGAACCAGGCGACGACCTCCGTCGCTTTGGGGACCGCGACACAGGCCAACGGTGGCCTGTACGCGGACATCGTCAACGGCGCCGGCAAGGTCGTGGACAAGAACTACGACTTCACCGGCATCGCCGCCGACCCGCGGTTCAAGGTCGACGCGCTGCTCCAGACCGACACCCTGGGTCGTCCGCTGTTCAACGACGCGCACTCCACGTCGACGAACGACTCCGGCATCGCCAACACCCTCGCCGGCTACCCCGTGTCGTTCGGCAAGGGAGTCTCGGGCAAGTACTGGCGTGCAGGCGACCAGGTGCAGACGCTGAACATCATCGGCACCCCGACCGGCGGCACGTTCGTCCTGTCCTCGGGCGGCAACTCGGTCACGGAGGCGTTCAACGCTTCCGGTGCGACGATCCAGGGTCACGTGCAGGCGTGGGGCGGCATCTACTCGGCCGTCACCGTCACCGGCACTGCTCCCGGCCCGTACACCATCACGTTCCCGGCCATCGCCTCGAACGTCAACGCGGAGTCCGCTCCCTTCACCGCTGACCAGCGGCTCCTGACCGGCGGCACCGCTGCCGCGTCGAAGGCCACCGTCGTGGCCTCCGGCGTCGGTGGCGTCGACTCCGGTCTCCGCGGCGTCGGTGGCGACTGGTCGCAGTGCGCCTACGGCGTGGGCATGGACATCTCCGTCCAGGTGTCCCGTGAGGCGTCGTACTTCGACGGGTCGACCTGGCACTCCGCGTTCCAGGAGAACCTCACCCTGCTCCTCGTGGAGGCCTACTACGGCTTCGTGATGGGCAGCAAGGACGCGTTCGTGCTCTACACCAAGGGCTCGGCCGCTTTCTGATCCGCGTCGCTGGCAGTCCCGCCCACAAGGCGGGGCTGCCAGCACCGGCCCACTCGTCTTCGCCTGGAGGTTGTCGTGGTGTTCCAAGTCACGCCCGACGACCTCGGCACCTTCCTCGGCATCGCCTCCATCGACTTGGACCGCGCCTATCTGGTCCTGCAGCTCTCGCAGCAGTTGTGCCAGACGGTCGTCACCCCACTCCCCGACAACGCGACACCCGTCGTCCTCGACGTCGCCTCGCGGGCCTACCTCAACCCCGGATCCGTTGCTGCGCAGGTCGCCGGCCCGTTCTCCGTCGGCTCCGCGCCAGGTGGTATCTACCTCACCCGCACCAATAAGGCTGCACTTCGTCGCCTCGCAGGGGGAGGCGGCGGATTCACCATCGAAACCCTCCCCACCACGGCCGGCCAGAACCTGCCTTGGTGGGAAGACGGGTCCATCCAGACCGACTCGGGCACGTTCCACGACACCATCGGCGGCTTCGACCAGTTCGACACCGACTCCTGATGCTGTTCCCCTTCGGCGACACCATCACCATCAACACACAAGGCGTCATCAGCCAGAACTCCTACGGCTCAGACACCTACGGCACCGTCGCAACCACTGTCGTGACGGGCGCGTTCGCGCCTGCCGGGTCGACCGAGCTCACACAGGCACGGGACACGATCACCACTCAACCCACCGTCTACTTGCCGACAGGGACCGCCATCACCGCGATCGACAAGGTGATCGTGCGTGGCGTCACCTACGACGTCGACGGCGAACCCTCCGACTGGCGCCACCCGCTCACCGGATGGCAGGCCGGCGTCGCCGTCAAACTTCAGGTCGTGACCGGGTGAGCACCTTCAATGCCTCCTACGAGGGCATCGGCGAACTCCTCAAATCACCGATGATCGAAGCGGAGATGCGCGCCCGGGCAGAGCAGGTCGCTGCACTCGCGGAAGCATCCGCTCCAGTCGACCCGACATCCGGGCATCCCGGCCGCTACAAGGGCGCATTCAGTGTCTCGTCTGGCGTGAAGCCTGACCGGGCCTACGGACGCGTCGAAAACACTGCCCCAGAAGCGATCGAAGTCGAGTACGGGCGCGGCGAATACACCACCACCCGGACCACGGCCGACGGGAAGACGTACACCGTGACCATCGGCGCCATGGATGGACACCGGACCCTCGGCAAGGCGCTCTTCAACGCGGCCGGCGACTGATGGCCTTCGTCGACGTCGAGTTGATGCTCACCACCTACATTCGCACCCGCCAGGGCTGCACGGCTGCCGTTGACGTCCCGGCGAACCTCGTCGCAGCCGTTCCTGTCGCTGTCGTCCGGCGGATTGCCGGCGCGGACACGATCCTCACCCTTGACCAGGCCGTCGTCGACGTCGACGTGTACGCGGCCGATCGTGCCGCGGCGCGGCTGTTGTCGGATCAGATCAGGTCCGACTTCCGGCTGCATCTATCCGGCTACGTGTTCGGCGGCGGCGTCGTCGCGAAGGTTGAGACGTCGTCAGGGCCCGTCTGGGTGCCTTACGACAACACGAATGTTCGCCGGTACACGGCGACGTACAGGGTGACCGTCCACTCGGCCCCGTAACACCCAACCGCACCAACCACTGAACGCCCCCAGCAAGTAAGGCCGGGGGCGTTTGTCATGCCCTGGAAGGGGACCCTGTAATGGCTACTGACGCTAACAACGTACTCGCCGGTATCGGCGCAGGCGGTGCGGCTGGGCTCTCACTCGCCTGGTTCGGCCCCACCTCCGCGACCGCTCCGACGAACGCGACCGGCCCGCTGAACACGTTCAAGGACGCCGGCTTCGTCGACACCACCGGCCTCACCGTCGGTGACGCTGTCACGTCGAACCCGGTCCCCGCCTACGGGACCCTCGTCCCCGTCCGGGTCATCATCCAGCAGGAGATCCTGACGTTCAAGGTCACCTTCCTGGAGTCCTCGACGACCGCGCTCGAGGTTTACAACCGGAAGGCCATCAACTCCATCACCCCGACCTCGTCGGCGTTCACCATCAACACCGTCTCCACGGGCACCCGGCAGCTTTACTCCGCCGTGTTCGACATGGTGGATGGGACGAACCACATCCGCGCCTACGTGCCGAACTGTGAGGTCACCGACAAGGACGACCTGACCATCTCGGCCGGGCAGCCCGTGAAGTACGGCGTCACCCTCACCGCGTACCCGAACGCTGCCGGGAACGTCGTGCAGTGGTTCTACGTCGTCGCGGATGACATCTCCTGATGGCGGGAGCTGCCAGGGGGCAAGCGGAAGCCACCAACGAGCCCGACGACGACGGATTCGACGTCGTCGAACTCGCTGGTGAGGCGTTGCGGATCAAACCGCCGATGGACTGGCGGTCCTCCGCGATCCGGGCGATGGCTGACAACAACTACGACTTGTGGGCGCAGACCTCGTTGGCGCCGGAGTCGTACCGGGTGTGGCAGTCGATTGATCCGACCCTGCGGCAGTGCGAGGAGTTCTTCTCCGCGTGGCGTGACCGTACAGGGCAGGACAAGGGGGAATCTGCGGCCTCGTAACGCTCCTAGCCGAGCATTACGAGGCCGTAGAGGCCGACCTAGCCGCCCGCTACGGCCCGCAAGACCAACTCCCCCTCCTCTGGTCGGGACAGTTGACGTACCGGCGTCTGTGGGTGTTGGTGCAGGGGTTGCCGCCGGGCTCGAAGACCGTTGCCGCACTGTCGGATCGGGAATGGTGGTCCGACGAGAAATCACTTCTCGTCCGGATCTCCAACCTCCTCGACATCCAGAACTGGCAGTTCCACACAGTGAACTGGCAGGAGCCGATGCCGTTCCCGGACCTGATCCGGTTCCCCGGCGAGGACAAGCCGAAACCCGTCTCACCTAGCCGGCTCCGGCATCTGATGAAACTCCGCGCCGGCCACGGCGCACTACCGGACGGAGACAGCTAAGTGGGCATCTCCGTCGGTTCGGTCTCCGTTGACGTCGTCCCCTCCACAAGGGGCTTCTCCGAGAAGCTCAAGGCCGAGCTCCGCAACACCTCCGTCCAGGTCCGGGCCGACCTCGACGACAAGAAGCTCAAGGGCGAACTCGACGCGGCGACGCGTGACCGGACCGTCAACGTCAAGGTCGACGACCACGGGTCGATCGCGAATACGGAGAAGAACTCTCACGCGCTCCTAACCACGCTGGTCGGGTTGGCGCCGGCGGTCGCTCCGCTGGCCGGAGTGGCGGTTGCGGGTACTGCAGCGTTGGGTGCGCTCGGTGCGACTGGGTTGTTGGCGTTCCAGGGCATCAAGGCCGCCATGAAGGAAGGCACGCAGACCGGACTCGCCTACACCGGCGTTGTCGGCACGCTGAAGGGCGACCTGGCGTCGCTCGAGCAGGTAGCCGCGAAGGGCATCCTGCACGGCTTCACCGACGCAGCGACCGTTGCCGACCGCGCAGTGCCGCAACTCCGCACCGAAGTCGGACTGCTCGCCAAATCCCTCGGATCAGACCTGACCCCCGTCACCGCAGGTGTGCTCGGGTTGATGCGGGACCTCGACCCCACCATCAACAACATCTCCGGTGGGATCCACTCCCTCGCCGTCGACTTCCGCGACTGGGCTACCGGCCCAGGCGGCGTGAAGTTCGCTGCCTATCTCGCGCAGACACTCCCGCAGGTCGAACACACCCTCGGCAGCCTCGCCTCGGCCGGCGCGCACCTCGTCCAGGCACTCCTCCCGCTCGGCGGAACGGTCCTCGGTGCCATCAAGGGCATCTCTGACGCCATCAGCGCGATCCCCGTACAGGTCATCGAAGACCTGTTCCTCGCCTTCGCTGCCTACAAGACCGTCCAGCTCGCCACCACAGCCACGACTGCGTTCACCGCCGCGTTGCGGACCCTCGGCATCGTCTCCGGCGCCACCAGCGTGAAGCTCGACGCACTCGCCGCATCCGAAGCCGCCGCCAGCGGTGGAGGGAAGGTCGGAAAGTTCGCCAGCATCGGCGCAGCCGGCGGCCCGGCTGCCGCCATCACGGCAGCGCTGGCTGGCGGGTACATCGTCTCCCAGGACATCGGCGCCAACAACCGCACGGACCAACAGAACCGGGTCAACGCGCTCCAGTCGCCCGGGGCATTGGCTGCAGCGCAGCAGCAACTCGCCGCACTCCGTGCTCAGATCGCAGCCGCACCGTCGTCGAACCCGCAGATCCGCGGACCGCAGTCGAACACGTCCGTTCAGCAGCACCAGTACGCGTCGCTGTCGAAGGACGTCGACCTGGCGACGAAGGCACTGAAAGCCCAACAGGCCGCGAACCTCGCCGCCGGCCTGACCGCCGACGGCACGAAGGACGCAGTCACCGGTGAGACGACCGCCATGAAGGCGCTCATCACCAGCACCGACAAGGCCGCCACCGCTGCGCAGGGCTTGTACGGGGCGAACATCAACGTCCACCAGTCCCTCTCAGACGCCAACAAGGCGCTGAAGACCAACGGCGAGACGCTCGACCTGAACACGCAAAAGGGCCGCGACAACCGCACCGCGCTACTGAATGTCGCGTCCGCACTGCGGTCGAAGATTGACGCCGAAGCCGCTGACGGTGCGAAGGCACCGAAGATCAAGGCCGACCAAGACACTGCGATCACCCAACTCGAGCACATCGCCGAGAAATTCGGCATCGCCAAGACCAAGGCGCACGACTACGCGCTGGCACTTCTCGGCATCAAGCCAGTCGTCTCCACCAAGGTCGTCTTGACCGGGGTCAAGGGTGATCTCTCCCAGATCGCTGACTTGAAGGCATCCCTCCATCTGAGCCCTACGACGCCTGGGGGAAGGGTCACGCCGGCTCGCGGAGGTCATATCTCCGGGCCCGGTACTGGCACGTCTGACTCGATCCCGGCGATGGTGTCCAACGGCGAGTTCGTTGTCAACGCCCGCGCCACGGCGGCGAACCTGGCGTTGCTGCACAAGATCAACTCTGCGACGCCGGCCTACGCTCGCGGCGGTCTGGTCGGGTACGCGTCCGGTGGGATCGTCGGGGACGCCGACCTGTCCGGGATCTCCAGCCTCTTCTCGGGCACGACGTTCTCCACGAAGGCCAACGTCACCAGTGCGCGGCAGTCCCTCGCCAACGCGACAGCGGCTCTGGCTGGGGCTGAGGCGACGCTGCGGAAGGCGCAGAACGCGAAACACCCCGACCCGGCACGGGTCCACGCCGACGAGGCCCGCGTGGCAGCTGACCGGCAGCGCGCAGCGACGGCGACGAGGAACCTGGCTGCGGCTGAGAAGTCCTACGCCGCTAGCCGGCAGCCCGTCCTGACCCGGTTCTCCAACGCCGCAACGTCGGATACGAAGACCACCGGCGCGTTCATCTCCAACCTGCTGAAGTTGCGGGCCAAGGGTGACGGGTACCTCGCAGAACAGCTCCTCGAGGACTACCAGAACGGCGACAGCAACGCCCCAGCGCTGGCCGCGCAGGCCGTCGCGTCCCAGTCCAAGGCGAAGTCGCTTCAGCAGACCCTCCAAACCTCCGCCAACCAACAGACCGCACTGGTGAATCTCGCGGCCGGTGGAACCAATGCGCTGTACGGGCCGAAGGGCACCGCTGCGGGTACGGCCGCGGTGCAGGTGACGCAGAACATCACGACGCAGCCCGGGATGTCTGAGACGGCGGTCGGCCAGATCGCGGCCGGGCAGCTCGCCATGGCGTTGTCGAAGTGACCTTCCAAACGTCCCCGTCGGTCATCACTGTCGGCGGGATGACGTTCGGTGTCGTCGACGACACCTACACGGGTTGGGTGGTCACGAACCTTCAAGGCTGGTTCGACGGGCCGGCGGTTCGGGCGGCGTTCACGCCTAGGACGTTCGCCCACGGCTCGTTCGACGCGAAGGTGTGGCGGGACGTCCGCACAGTCACACTGTCCGGCACCTACTCCGGGTCGTCGTACAACGACGCGGTCGCCCAATCCCAAGTCCTGTCGGGGCTGCTGGGTGACGGTTCGGCCGGGACGTTCATGGTCGACAACATCTCTGCGACTGTGCGGATCGGCGTTGAGCCGGTCTATCAGTGGCTCGGCGACGCCGCGTTCAACTTCCAGGTCTCGTTCATCGCCGTCGACCCGAAGAAGTACGGGCCAACGCAGACCGTCGGCCCGCTGAACATGGCCGGTGTCACCTCTGGCGGCATCCCCTTCCCCGTCGTCAACGGCGTCTTCACCTGGGGCACCGTCACCCTCCCCCCGTCCGCGTCCCTGACGAACGGCGGCACCGCGGATACGCCGCTGCTCATCACCGTCGCAGCAGGTGGCACGGCGTTGACTGGCGGGTTCCAGATCCTCGAAGCCGTCACCGGGTCAGTCCTGTCCTACGCCGACGACCTCCCCGCCGGCTCCTCCGTCGTCTTCGACACCGGCGCAGGGTCAGTGATCTTGAACGGCACCGCGAACCGCCGCGGCTCCCTCACCACCGCGCAGTGGTTCCAAATCCCGGCCGGCACCACACGAACCATCTCGTTCACCGGTCTCACCGGAACCTCAGCGACCGCAACCCTGACCGCGTCCACGCGACCGGCCTACTGGTAGGAGACTCGTGACAGCTCAACGCGGGACATGGGTCAACCTCGACGGCTCCTCCAACGGCACGTCCGCCCTCAACGCCCGACTCGCGCAGGGCGGCATCGGCGTCGACGACGGAACCTCCGGCATCGGCGTCCGCAACGGCGTCTTCTACGACGGCCAAGGCAACGTCGTCTCCGGGAACACCGACACCGGCCCCATGACCTACAGCGTGCGGGCCTGCCAGATGATGCTGTACCTCCTCGGCACTGCCGCTTCGGGTGTCGTCATGGCCGTCAACGACGGCCTGCTGAAGGTCTCCACCACTGCCGCGCCCGGGTCGAACTCCCGCATCGACGTCATCTGGGCACGACACCACGCCGTCGCCGCAGACGGCGGCTCCGACTCGGACAACATCTTCCAGATCGGCGTAACCCAAGGCACCGCAGCCGCGTCACCCACCGTCCCCACCATCCCGACCGGTGCGATGGCATTGGCGCAGGCCATCATGCCTGCCGGGGCGACGAACACGAACGCGTTGACGTTCACACAGGTCCACCCGTGGACGACGACCCACGGGTCGCCGATCCCGGTCCGGAACAGTACGGAGCAGGCCGCGCTCACCCCGTACCTGGGGATGCAGTGCTACCGCCTCGACACCGACGCCGAACTCCGCTACAGCGGGTCGGCGTGGCGGCAGGAGAGCTCACCTGAACCGGCCCTCGCGTTGGGGCACAAACCCCGCCGCATCATGGTCAACACCGCGTTGGCTTTCGCATCCCTGTCGACCGCGACCAACGGTGCGCTCGGCGGATGGACCGCCGACACATCCGGCGACGACGGGAACACCTCCGGCATCACCGTCGCCTCCAACGGTCTCATCACCGTCACCAAGGGCGGCCTCTACCGGATCGCGGCCGGCACCCTGTTCGGCACATCCGGCACCGGCGTCATCGCACTGCAACTGTGGACCGCCCCGACGATCAACGGCTCACTAGTCATCACCGCTGGCACGCAGATCCGCTTCGTCGAACTGGCGAACAGCGCCTCCGCCGCACTGACCCTCGACGCAGACTGGGAAATCGTCCTAGCCGACGGAGCCACCATCTGCATCGGCGCCCGACAGTCTTCTGGCGGCTCACTGTCCGTCGGGTCCACGACGCAGGGCGCGGCCTGGTTGACGATCGTCCGCGACGACGACGCCTAACCGGTGACCGGATACAACGTCTACACCGGGGATCTCCTCACAGGCCGGATCTACGCCCGCCTGCCCGTCGTCTCCTCGACCTGGTCCGCGGTCATGGACGACGCCGACACGTGGCAGATCGTCGTCCAGCTCGGCGACTCCGTGATTGACGCGATGGAACCCGTGTCGAACACGTCGCCCGGGAAGAACTTCGCAGCAGTCGCCTACCAGGACGCGTCCGGCAACGAGACGTTCCTCGCCGGCGGCCCAGCGTGGACACACGACTACGACGACGACACCGGACAGTTGACGGTCGCCGGGACCGGCATGTGGGGCTACTTCGACCACCGCAAGGTGATGCCAGTCCTCGCGCCCACAGACAACCCGGCAACAGTCACCACTAGCGTCACGAATGGGTCGTTGGGGACGATCGCGAAAAGGCTTGTCTCGCAGGCACAAACCCACACAGGCGGCAACGTCCCCATCGTCCTCCCCGCCGACGAGGCAGGGACGTTCACCGGCACCTACCCTGGATACGAGCTCGACTGGGTCGGGGACATGCTCCGAGCCATCACCCAAATCCAGAACGGCCCGGAAGTCACATTCCGCCCCCAACGCGCCACGGACCCGCGGTACCTGCAGTGGGTGATGCTCGTCGGCACCAACGAAAACCCCTACCTGTCACAGGTCGGCGCTGACTGGATCTTCGACGCCACCGTCCCCGACGGCCTCGTCTCCACCATCAGCGTCCACACTGACGGGTCAGCCCTCGCCGACGAAGCCTGGGTCAAGGGAAACGGGACCGCCGAAGGCACCATCGTCGGCCACCAACTCCAAACCACCCTCCAAGCCCAGGGCTACCCCCTCCTCGAAGCCGAGATCACCGGCCACGAAGACGCCCCCGACATGGCAACAGCCAACGGCTACGCGGCCGGCTCGCTGCAGTTCTCCAACCGCCCCGCGCTCACCCTCACCCCGAAAGTCGACCGAGACGGCGACCCGAACGTCTCCCAATACAACGTTGGTGACTACGTGCGCATCTACATCCCAGTCGGACACCGTTACTTCCCAGCCGGGGTTGCCTACCGGACCCGCATCACCGGGAAGTCCGGGGACGACTCGAACCTCGTCACCATCCAACTCGCAACGGTCCCCCAGTGAGCGGCCCATACCGGTACAAGCACCCAGGCGTTCAGGCTGTCGTGAAGAAGTTCGACAGCCACCAACGACAACTCAACGCCATCCGGACTGCCCCCGCGATCCGCAACGCAGTCATCAGCGCAGGCGGACAACTGACAGTCCTCGACAACTCGGGGAACGTCGTCGGGCAGCTCGGACACGACAGTTTCGGGAACCGCGGCTTCTCCCTCTCATCCGCAGCTGGCGTCGTCATGTTCGACTTCGGCATCCTCGGCGTCGGCAACCCAGGCCTAGCTATCCTCGACAGCACCGGCAACGAATGCCTCGTCACAGACCCAAACGGCGACGGATCGGGCCTCTGGTGGCCCTGGATCCCTATCACCATGGCCCCAATGACCATCTCCCTGTGGCCGTTCAACACCACCGGGTCATTCGTCACGATCGCGCAAGGCGCGTCCGAAACCAGCAGCCAGCGGATCTACATGGCATGCCGCGCAATCTGTGACTCCGGCGCGACCGCCGGAGAAGCCCGCCTCCTGGTGAACGGCTCCCAGGTAGGGTCAACCGTTTCAATCGGCACGTCCGCTCAGGACGCGATCTTTGGACCCGTGAACCACGGCGTCGCCTCGACTACGGCAGTGATCGTCTCACTGCAAACCCGCGTAACTGCAGGCGCTGGGAACTGCCGCGCCATCCCCTACTGGTCGACGTGGATTAACTCCACCGGCCCGTAGTTGCTACGAGTCGGTGGAGTCGGGGTCCGGCGTACTGCCCGGGCGCGGCCCCAATGTCGGAGCGTTGGTCGGAAGTTGATCGGTGCCACCGTTCAACGGTTCCGCGGTGGCCGGCGGGTCGGCGGGCTGGTCCTGAGCAGTCACTGAGTTCACCTTCGCTTGGGTCTTCACGACTGCGGCCTTCTTGGACGCGGTCGGTTTCACGGCGGCAGCTTTCGGCTTGACCGTGACGGTCTTGGTGACAGTGGTGGTCGGGGTAGCGGTTGCGGCGGCCTGCTGGATCTGCACCGTCGGCGCCGGAGGCGTGCTTGACGGGCCAGCGCCAAGCGTGACCCAGAGTGCCCCGGCCAACGCGCCGGCAGTCAACAGTCCAGCGCCGGCCATCACTCGGCCCGCATGCCTCGGTGTGCTCATGCCCCAAAGAGTACGCCCGCACCCCACTTGATACATCGACTATTCGGAGGTCGCGTGACGTGTTCACCGGCGCCGAGGAACTCCCAAACCTTGACCCGACCACCGTCGCTTCGATCGTGTCCTCTCTCGTCACCCCTTCAGTGGTGGTCTGGCTGGTCGTCACGGGGAAGCTCGTGCGTGGCGTGGAGCTCGAGAAGTCGCAGGAGCAGAACAAGGCGTTGCAGGACGCGATGGTCGAACAGGTCATCCCAGCCCTCACCCGCGCTACGGACACGCTCCGTGACGCCACGCCGGTCGTTCAGGACGCCGTCGCCCTGCGTAGGACGCAGCGGTGAGCGGGAACGCGAAAGACCAAGACGCGGTGATGGCCGCGCTCAACGCCATCCTGACCGACTTGCGAGTTGCAGCAGACCGACTCGACCAGATCATCCATGAGGGGGAAGACGCGAATGCCTGACGAAGCATCGCTGGCCGCAAGCGGCAGGGCAGACGCCGCGAACGGCCGAGACGACGCAGTGCAGGCCGCGCACCTACTCAGCGACAAGATCGACGACCTCGGCGAGAAGGTCGACACCCTCGCCGCAGTCATGCGCCGCAGGGTCGCACGCCTCTCCATCGTCCTGGCCGTCGTCGCGCTCCTCGCGGTCGGCAACGCCTGGACCATCCGATACACGACCGGGCAAGCCTCCTGTATCCGGGCCTACGCCACCGCGTCCGCTGACCGCACCTCCTACCTGGTGCCGTTGAACGACAGCAAGAACCGGGCCTTGGACGCGTTCGTCGAAGCCCTCGCGACCAAAGACCAGTCCCAGATCCAGGCGACCTACGTGCAGCTGTTGAAGGCCACGCAGGCATACGAGTCCGCGGAGACCACCCACCCTCCGGTGCAGTCACCGAAGTTCACCTGCTAGGAGCCGCATGAAGTACATCCCCGCGAGTCAGCACGGCCCAGCCGACAACCTCCCCATCACGCGGATCGTCATGCACGGCACCGTCTCCCCCTGCGTGAAGGGTGGGGCTCGGGCGGTCGCCCACATGTTCGCCACCTCGAGCCGTGACGCGTCGACGCAGTACATCGTCGACCCCGGCGAGATTGTCCAGGCCGTCCCCGACTCGGTGGTGGCCTACGGTGCCCCGCCGAACAAGGGCGCCATCCACGTCGAGCAGTGCGACATGCAAGCCGGGCCCGGGTCACGGTGGCAGGACGCCAACCACCAGGCCATGCTCCACCTCGCCGCCGAACTGGTCGCCGGAAAGTGTCTGAAGTACGGCATCCCCATCCGGAAGATCAACGCCGCCGACCTCCGCGCCGGCCGCAAAGGGATCTGCGGACACAAGGACGTCTCCGAGGCGTGGCACCAGACAGACCACGTCGACCCCGGACCGGACTACCCGTGGGCCCAGTTCCTCTCCCTGGTCGAGTCCTACGCCCACCCGAAGCCGAACAAACCCGCCATCACACCGAAGGTGAAGCGAATGCTCGTCATCAAAGACCCCACCCGCACCGGCACATTCCTCACCGACCTCATGACGAAGCACTGGATCCACAACCCGGAAGAGGAAACGCACGTCAAGAACGCGTTCAAGATCCTCGGGATCCCGTGGAAGGTCTACCCGGTCGTCCCCGGCTCGATCCTCTCCTCCTACGGCGTCATCGACTCCGGCGGCTTCCCGCCCGGCTACACGACCCCACTCCCGACCGACGAGGAGCACTGACGTGGCGAAACCCATCCTCGACATCACTGAGCGGGCCGTCTCGACGTTCCTGTTCACGTTCATGGCCGTCGTCCCCACCTCGATCGTGGCGTTCGACCCCACCACGAGGCACGCGCTCGAGGCTGGCCTGGTCACCTCGGGATTCGCTGCAGGACAGTCGCTCATCAAGAACGTCCTCGCCGCGCTCACCGCGGCAGGTAACGGCCCGGACGTGTCGTCCTTCGACGACGGCGGCGCGGACCCCACGCCCGCGGCGCCAGTGGATCCGGCCATCTGATGCGCTACCTGCCGACACTCCAAGCCCTCTTGACGTGTGCAGCGTTGGCGCTGGTCTGCGTGTTTCTCGTCCAGCACATCAACTGGTGAGTCGTGTCTTTCGACCCTGCCGGTGGTTTCACCGCCGGCACGCCCCTAAGGCGTCCCCCCGTCTGGAAATCCACTTCCACCTGAATGAGAGCGAATCAACGACCATGGCTGACTTCTCTGACGTCTCCGTCAATCTCGACGGCATCACCCTCACCCTCACAGGACAGGCGAGCTCTGACGTGGACACGACTTTCAACGGCACTGCGACTGTCCGGGACACCGTCGACGGATCTACGCAGGACTTCACGTTCACGGGTACGCGGCAGGTCAAGACCCCTCAGGCGACGGTCCTGGATGCCGTGACCGATGACCAGGGCGGCACGTGGACTGTCGCCGAAGACGGCCAGACCGCGACGTCCGTTACTCCCGAAGGGAACTGAACCATGAGTGAGATCACCAAGCGGCGAGTGACGATGCGCAACGTCGTCTTCGCCGGCACTGACGACAACGGCCAGGACGTGTTCCACGAGCACGGCGCCGTCGATTACGTCCACCCGGAGCACCTCGACGTGTACGTGGCGGACGCGGAGGCGAAGGGCTGGAAGGTCCAGGTCGCTGACGAGCCTGACGCCGGTCCCGGCGGATGGGGCGGCGAATACACGCTGCCAGCCCACCTCAACCACCCCGATGCCGGCGTGACCCGCCCGGCCCAGGAGGTCTGAACCGATGGCAATCCAGACAGCGACCCAGCGCACGACCCTCGCCACGGCGTACTCGACGCCGATCACGTACATCGCGCTAGCTACCACGACCCCGTCCGGCACGGCTGGTACCGAGGTCTCCGGTGGGTCCCCGGCCTACGCCCGGAAGGCGGCGAACTGGGGGACAGCTTCGGCGTCCGTCATCGTCGCCTCCCCGACCGCGTTCGACGTCCCAGCCTCGACCACGGTCGTCGGGATCAACATGATGTCGGCCATCACGGCCGGCACCTACCTCGACGGCGCCACCGTCACCTCCCAGGCTTTCGCAAGCCAGGGCACGTACACCGTCGTCGCTACCTACACGCAGTCCTGATGGCCTCCCCCGTTATCGACTCGGTCTCCCCGTCCGGGCCTGTGCAGTCCACGACGGGCAGCAAGGTCACGCTCACCGTGGTGGGGCATGACCCGGACGCGAGGACGGAGAACGTCACCCTCACCATGACGGACCCTGAGGGCAATGTGTCGCAGCCGTTCACTGTCCCGTTCCAGTGGACCGACGGCCCGCTAGTTCTCAAGGCCGTCACGGACGGGACATCGACTGTGACTGTCTCCGGGATGACCGTCGTCGTACAGGGCTGACCCCGTGGTCGAAACGATCACCCTCACCCTGTCCGACCCCGAAGGACACACGTCAGCTGCGGTGAAGGTCCCGATCACCTGGACGACACCGGCGACTCACACCCTGTTCGGGGCCTGCCCGGCTCCTCCCGCGGGCGAGTCGAAGGCTGCAGCGCAGTCGGTCCTGACGAAGTGGGGCACGGCTGCGGCGGTTCGGCAGTTCTTCGGGGGCACCGCTGCACCAAACGTCATGGGCTCGATCTACCACGGCTCGTGGAAGTGCGGCAACGACTACGCCGGCCTGATCGCGGGCACCTACGACGCCGCCATTATGGCGATGCTCAAGCCACTCCCGGCCGGCACGGTCGTCGAGTTCATGCACGAGCTCGACGCGAAGGTCCGCGCCGGCTCAGTGACTCTGGCGCAGGGCATCGCGGCGAAGAACCACTTCTACGACGTGGCGAAGGCCGCGAATCCCGGTGTCCTGGTGTGGAACACGCTCACTTCGTGGCTGTTCGACCCCACGTCCGGCCTGGATCCCAGCGCCTACGCCGCGGTCAAGTGTGACGGTCTGGGCGACGACTGCGACGGGATCAACTTCCCGGCCAAGACGACCTACTACGACTACACGAACGCGTGGGCGAAGTTCGTCACGTTCGCGAAGGCGCAGGGGAAGCCGTTCAGCGTCCCCGAGTTCGGCGCGCAACGCCTCACCTCCGACCCCGACGGCACGCTCCACGCCACGTGGATCACCCGCATGGGGCAGATGTTCGCCGCGTCCGGAGCGAAGTACGTGTGTTTCTTCGACTACCCGCCTGAGGGCCCGTTGACGACTGCGGCCGAGATGGCTGCCGTCAAGTCCCTGATGACGACCTAACCGGAGGCAATCGGTGGCCGGTTCCCTCGTCGTCCGCACCTTCGGGGCATCGCAGCAGAACGCCACCGGCAACACCACGACAGCCGTGGTGGTGGTCCCTTCGGATGCGATCGTCGGCGACACCGCCTACATCTTCCTCGAAGCCAACCCGGCCACTGGGATGCCGACGTCCGGGCTCACCGGCTGGACGATGCTCGGCACCGAGCTCACCCTGTCGGCTTCGATGCACTCGCAGGTCTACAAGAAGACCATCGCATCAGGCGACATCGGCGCCACCGTCACCATCACCTTCGGCGCCAGCCCGCAACGCAAGTACGCCTGCGTTATCGTCGTCGCCTCGGATGGCACCGAGAACATCGTCTCGGACATCACCGCATCCGGTACGACGACAGCGAACAACCCGACGACGACAGCCAGCGAGAACACCACCGCCATCGCGGTCTTCCTCGAGCGGTCCTCCACGCCGTCGACATCGGTCACGGCACCGACCGGCTACACACTCCTCGCCATTCCGGCCTTGGGCACTGGCTCCGGCGCGGGTTCCGGCGCGGTCGCCATCGCCAACTCGGACACCACGGCCGGGTCCTCGAACAGCAACAACACGTGGACTGTCTCCACCAACGCGGGCCAGATCCGCTATGCGCTGCTCCCAGGGCTCCCCGCCGCAGGGTTCACCGGCTCGGCCAGCCTCTCCGGCTCCGGCACCCTCTCCGCGGTCGGCACTCCTGCGATTCCCGGAACTGCAGCACTCTCCGGCTCCGGCACGCTGTCGGCTACCGGCTCCACGGTCGCACAGGCGACGCTGTCCGGTTCAGGCACGCTGAGCGCCGCGGGGACGCCAGCCGAGGCCGGCACCGCGGCACTGTCCGGCTCGGGCACCCTGACGGCCGGCGCTACGCCGATCGACCTGCTGTCGACGATCAACTGGTCGAACACAGTCTGGGCCTCTCACCGTGGTGGGGACCCGGGCCCGGAAGAGACCATCGCGGCGTACAACGCGACGGCCCCGTACACGACGTTCCTGCACGAGATGGATCTGCAGCAGTCGTCCAACGGCACCATGTGGCTGTCGCACGACACCACGATCGACCGGATGGCGTCCGCGTCGTCGCCGATCACCACGGGTGCTATCGCGTCCCTGACCGACACGCAGCTCTCGACGGTCACGCTGCACATCAACTCGGGCTTCTCCGGCGCCGATCAGCCGATGGCGAAGTTCCTCGACTGGATCGCAGCCTGGGGCAACAAGCGCATCGGCATGCCGGAGGTCAAGGACTCCGCCGGCACCTCGGCTGCTGCCGTGGTTTCGATGGTGAAGTTGTACGGGCTGCAGAAGTCCGTGATCGTCCAGACCGACAACACCACCGACGCCACCACCGTCGCTGCCGGCGGCCTGGAAACCTGCCTCCTCGACGCAGTCACCGGCTACTCCACGATCGCATCCACCGGCGTCAAGCACATCGCGCTATCCCTCGCCACGGTCAACGCCACCCCATCACTCATCGCGGGCATCCACACGGCCGGGATGAAGGCGTGGGTGTACCTCGTCAACAACACGAGCGACCGCGACGCCATGCTCGCACTCGGCGTCGACGCGATGTTCTCGAACAAGCCCTGGTCTCTCGCCGGTGCCCAAGGCACCGCAGCCCTCTCCGGTTCGGGAACGCTGACCGCGACCGGCAAGCCCGCTGAAGCCGGAACGGCTGCACTATCCGGGTCCGGCACCCTGACGGCTGCTGGCACCCCGCATTGGACGGCCGCGGCGGGACTCTCCGGCAGCGGCACACTCACCGCGACTGGCACACCCGCGACGTCGACGACGGCCGCGCTATCCGGGTCCGGGACACTCACGGCGTCGGGCACGACCGGCGGCAGCTTCCCCGCATCATTCTCCGGGTCGGGCACGCTCACCGCGACCGGGGCGCCGAGCTTCACTGGCGCGGCGGCGTTCTCGGGTTCCGGCACACTCACGGCCACGAACACCCCCCACCTCACCGTGTCCGCGTCCCTGTCTGGCGTCGGGACCCTCACCGCAGTCGGGACGGGCAGCACCGGCGGGGCACTCTCCGGCACCGGAACCCTCACCGTTGCCGGCGTCCCCAGGTTCGCCATGGCCGCCGCGCTGTCCGGCGTCGGAGTTCTGACCGCGTCGAGCAACATCCCCGTCGTCTCACCCCCGCCGCCGAAACGCACCGCCACCGCGTCGGGTGGACTGCGGACAGTCCTGGCTTCCTCATCTACCCGCGTATCGGAGGCGTTGTGACGATCCTGACGAAGGACCCCGACGACAAGGCTGACTTCGCCGTCGACTTCGCCGCACTCCTCAACACCGGGGAAACCCTCTCCAACCCCACAGTCACCGTCCCGGCCGGGATCACGTTGACGACCCCCGCGGCTGCGGTGTCTGGGTCGAAGGTCGTGTTCTGGCTACTCGGCGGCACCGACGGTGGAGAGTACGCCGTGGACGTCGAGTGCGACACGTCCGGGGGCCGGCACTTCGCCGACACCCCGCTAGTCCTCGTCTACACCCGCACGTGAGCCACGTAGCCGGACTGTCCGTCCCCGCCCGCGTCGTCCGCTGGACCAAACGCAGCCTCGCGATCATCTGGCCCCGCAAGTAACTGTCAGCCCCAAGTCTTAGACTGGTCGCCTCGTGGGTAGCACCCTCGACCTAACAACCGGGTAGCACCCGGCGCTGGAGGATGAAGCCGTCGCGCTTCGTGAGCCCAGACGTTCGCGCCCCACCTCTTCGGAGGTGGGGCGCTTTCGTGCGTTCAGGCGAGGGGCGCGTTGGCTTCGGCATCGAGGCGTCGCAGATAGCGCACGCTTGCAACCGCGGCGATGCCCAATGCGATGACGCCAGCAACGACGAGAGCTTTCACGTGTCGAGAGTAATCATGGATTCGATGTCGACGGCCGGGCCGTGGCTGGTGAACTCCACGGTGCAGAGCCAGTCGGCGGTCGTCCCGTCAGGCAGCGCGGCAGTGAAGGCGACCTGCTGCACCCTCCGGCTCCCGGAGGCGTACTCATTGCTGTAGACGACTGGCTTCCCTGCCCGCTGGCTGTACTCCCGTTCACACGCCAACCGCGCCCGGTCCAGCTTCGCGGCGCTCGGATGCCCGGGCCACATCAGCACGTAACAGAGCACTAGAACCAGCGCTACCCCCGCGGCTGCAGCGACGGTGAGCAGCCGCGACCTACGCTCCCCAACCATGACACCGATCGTACTCAGCCCAAGGTGAGCGCGACGCCCTGCAACTCATCGGGCCCGACCTGGACGATCCCACGGTTCGCGACGTCGACGCCGTAGAACTTCGCTGCCGGGACGTCCGGGACGTGGAAGGTGAAGACGCACGGCTGACCAGCGCCAGCCTGCATGCCGTCACCGTCGAGAACTCCGACCGCGATCGTCTTCCCCGACTCGTCCGTCACGACGACCTGGGCGCCAGCTTTGATGTCGGCGAAGCCGTCCTGTCCGAGACACGCCCCGGCCGGGTCCACGCCCAGGTCCCCAGGTTCGCTCAGGGAGAGGGTGCCGGTGACGGTGCTGGTCTGCGGGCTGCTCGAGGAGTGGGAGACGACGACTGCCACAACGACAGCGACCACGACGGCCAGGACTGTGACGGTGATGAGCGCGGCGCGCTTCGACGACCGCGCCTGTTCGACGACGGGCTCTACGACCTCGGCCTCGGCCATGAGGGTCACGGTAGTCCTGGGTGCGGTCATCAGTCTCGGCTTCTCTCGGTTCGCCTGTCGGCTACAGTCTCGGCTACAGCGGATGAGTCGACGGTACGCTGGTTGAGACGTGAAACAAGGGTTGACCTGCAACAACTTGGGAGCCGCCTGTGGGAGTCGAACCCACGACCTACGCATTACGAGTGCGTTGCTCTGCTAGACTGACAGAGCACGAAACCGGTAAACATGCAGGTCAGAGGCCACTCGCGCAAACTGGCTACAACACGCTAGAGCATTTCGCGTAGGCTACAGAATGGCTACAGTGAGACCCACATCACAGGAGGAAGCCATGACCAAGCGAGCCGACGCCTACGCACCCACCCCCCCCGACCGCGACCCAGGCTTCTGGGCCATCGAACGCATGGCCTGGGATCAGGACATGCGAGACGGGGAGGGCATCGACCGCGGCCTCTGGATCGTGCTGCACACCATCGGACTCCCCATCTACCTCGGCGTCAGTCTGCAGATGGCGATCGGCCGCTGGTTCCGTCATCGTCATGTCTAACGACAAGGTCTGCGGCGTTCAGGGATGCGGCGGACGGCGGCACGCCGCCGGGTTATGCACCAAGCACTACCGTCGGTTGAAGCGGACCGGGGACCCGAATGGCACCAAGCCGAGCTTTGGGTCTACCCCGAACTCTCTGCGGATGGGCAATCGGACACTGGTTGTGAAGTCCTGCACTCGCTGCGACCGACTGCTCGGGCCTGAACATTTCTATCGGGCCGCGTGGGGTTGGATTGGGGACTGCAAGGACTGCCGGTCGACAGCGAAGAAGGCGGCCCGTCAGAAGCCTTATGGGCCTGGTCTGCGCGCCTTGGTTGCCAAGACATGCACGGACTGCGGCGAGTTGCGCGCCGGGGACCGCTTCCTGAAGTCGGCAGATCAGTGGTCCCGGAAGTGCCTTGATTGCCTGGTGCCCCACCTGCGCGCGGCTGTGGCTGCAGCACAGACTGAGACCCGTAGGCATGCCAGCCGCCACGGTCAGGAGTGGACCGGTGCCGAACTTGAGGTCGCCCAGCGCCCAGACCTGAGCACTCGGACCGTCGCCGTGATGCTGGGACGCACGTTCTACGCGGTCGAGACTCAGCGCAAACTGTTGACCGCCGGACACACCAAGGTCAAGCCGTGACGAGGAAGCCTCGCCGTCACCGGGGTGAGGGGTCGGTCTACAAGCGGGCCTCGGACGGCATGTGGGTGGGCTCCATCGACGTGGGCTGGGTGAACGGGAAACGCAAACGGGTCACGGTGTCGGCGAAGTCGCAGGCCGACGCACTCGACAAGTTCGCGAAGGCGAAGGCGGCTGTGGCTGCGGCCGGGGGGGTCCTGCCGACGAAGCTGACCGTCGAAGCGTGGCTCACGTACTGGCTCGACCACATCGCCGCCGAACGCGACCGACCCCGGACGGTCCAGTCGTACCGGTCCATCATCGAACGGCACCTGATCCCGGCGTTGGGGAAGAAGCGCCTCGACCAGTTGACCCCGCAGCACGTCCGACAGTTGCTCCGCACGTTGGAGCGCGGCACGGACACCCAGAAGCCCCTGTCGGCTTCGATGGTGACGAAGATCCACGTCGTCCTCAAGGGCGCGTTGACGGATGCGATGCGGGAGGAACACGTCACCCGGAACGTCGCCACGTTGGTCGAGAAGCCACGCTCCGGCGCAGTGCGGGATCGGGGGGCGTACACCATCGACCAGGCCCGCACCCTCCTCACCGTCCTCGCAGCCCACCCCGACGCCTCACGCTGGGCCACCGCGCTCCTCCTGGGTCCGCGGCCGGGGGAAGTCCTCGGCCTCCAGATCGACCGCGTCAACCTCGCCGCAGGTGAGGTGAGGATTGACCGGCAGTTGCAGCGGATCCCCTACCGGCACGGCTGCGGGTCAAAGCAATCAACATTAAACGGGGCGTCCGGTTGGCCGTGCGGGCGGCGCTTCGGAGGGGACTGCCCGCAACGCGAGCTCGCCATCCCCCGCGGCTTCCTCTGCGAACCCATCGACGGGTCGGTCTGCCTGACCCTGCCGAAGTCGAAGGCCGGGGAGCGCACGGCGCCGTTGACTCCGGGGCTGGTGGAGTTGTACCAGACCCAGATCGAACGCCAAGCGCACCGGGTGAACCCGCACGGCCTCATGTGGACCCGCGACGACGGGCGACCCCTCGACGCGAAGGAAGACCGGAAGGCGTGGGCGGCGCTCGTCAAGTCCGCCGGCCTCCCACCCCTCGACCTCTACGCCGCCCGCCACACAGCCGTCACGATGCTCCTCGAGGGCGGCACTGACGTGAAGGTCGTCGGGCAGCTGGTCGGGCACACCAACCCCACGACCACACGCGGCTACCAGCACGTCACCTCAGCGGTCGCCAGGGCCGCCATCGAGCAGCACTCAGCCCGCATGACTGAGGAAACTTAGTGGGGACACCCGCGGGCCACCACGCGCGGGGCGTCTCCACACAGATCACATACGGTCTACACGCGGTCCAGGAGGATCGCGAGGTAGGCAACCAGTTCCGCTGACAGCAGTCCCGTCTGGAACACCAGCACCATTTCAGTCTTCCGCTCCACTAGTGCTGCGGGGCGGTCCATCTCGGCCGTGAGAACACGCATCAGGACTTCTTCCGAGGGGTGGCCTTTACTACTTCGTGGCACCACCTTCGACCCTCGCGGTACGCAACATGAGGCAACGCGCCGGATTGACCCGAACGGGTGACGAAATCTAGTCCGAAGTGACTAGTCGTCGAGCTGGTTGAGGATCTCCCGGGCGAACGCGATCTCCCGCTCAGCCGCGCGCAGCCGGCGGATCGCTTCCTTCACAGTCGCGGGCCGCTCCGGCTCCAAACCGGCGACGCTCACGAGGGAGCCGACGATGTTTTCCACGCGTGTCAACTCAAGTGGCCGCGGATGCCTGCCCTCTGTTAACCATCCCTGGATGGTTCGCGGCGCAACATCTGCCTGACGTCCGAGCTCGGCGATGGTGAGACCCATGTTCGACATCCGGGCGCGAAGTGTACTCGCGAAGTCGAGCGCGCCGGGTCCTTCCGCTGTAGCCATAAGCACAGCGTGACAGCAACTACAGGCAGTTGCAACGAGTTGGAGCGTTTTCACTGAACGCCCGTACAGGTCACGGAAAGTAGTTCCAGCCGCCGCGTATCAGCAGGCCAGGAAACTTCTCCTGCAGAGTTGCGCTCAATTGCTTGACAGAGTTGCTCTGACTTGCCTACGGTGTCTCCATGACCACCGCGAAGCCGAAACTGGCGTACTCCATCCCTGAGGCAGCCGCAGCCGCCGGCCTCTCCGTGGCATCGATCCGCAAGGCCATTGACGGTAAGTACCTGCCGCAGCACTATCCGCCACCGATCGATCGTCCCGTGATCCTCGTCACAGACCTCGCGAACTGGCTTGAGAGCGGACCTTCCGAGTCCCCCAGCCGCACCTGATCGCCGTTCCTGCACTCGCGACTCCGGGTGCAGGGACGCGCACTAACACCGACCACCACACAAACGGAAAGGGGAAGCCATGTACCGGCCTCCTACAGCTCTCCTCTGCAAGGGCGGCGCCGCGACAACGTGCGGGCTGGCGTTCACCGGCTTGAACGTCGCCGCCTACATCGTGGGCGCGGCAACGCTCATCGTCCTCGGCGTAGTTCTGCTCCACCTGATCCCGAAGCGTGAAGCCTGATGGACCCCGCCGACATCGACTGGGACGAGGCCATCGAGCCGCCGCTAGGACATGGCTCGAAGCCCGCGTCCTGGTCACACGCCGACTGGCCGGAGACAGCAGCATGAAGACGCTCGGGCGGTCCGTGCTGGACGTTTTAGTCCTCGTCCTGGGCTTCGTCGTCTTCGCACTGGCTCTTCACGACAACACGCCCCTCGGATACCTCCGCGCGATCATGCTGTTCGTCTGGCTCTGCTGGATGGAGTTGCTGACCATTCGCGGACGTAAGCCCCGCAACATCACCGTCACCAATTTCATCTCCCGCTCCAAGGACGTGTCGTGAACCCGGCACGGCTCCCGGTGGTCCCGGCCGCGTCGAAGCCGCTTGAGGTTGTGTCGCAGACGATCCTGCTGCACGGACGGAGTTCCATCCACCTCACCCGCAGCGACGACGGACACTTCACCCTGAAGGTCAAGGACGGGGCAGGGTACGTCCACTTCGACGGCGAAGCTGCCCGCTCCCTGTCGGCGGATTTGCAGGCGCAACTGTTCCTCGACGAAGCCGAGAACCGTGTCCAGTCGGGTGACTACCTCGACCAGGTCACGCCCTCCACGGCGGAGTTCCTCCGGGAAGACGCTGCGCGGGAAGCGGCCTGGGACGAAGCACACCAGGACCGGCCATGAGATCCCACATCGCGGTCCTGCACCGCTGCACCTGCGGCCTGAAGCCACGCGGACAGTCCATGGTCGACCACTACGCCGACGTCGCTGCAGCACAAGGCATCCACGGCCCGTACAAGGTCGTCCACGGCCTCGTGGACCGGTGGCCGTTGCCGGGTGACATGGTCATCTGCCGCTGCTGCCCGCAAGTGATGACCCGCGCCCAGTACGAGGCGTGGACCGGCGTTCCTCCGGTTCAGGGTCGCCCGCTGCGGGAGTGGGTGACGTCGTGAAGGTGCTCGCGCTCGTCCTAGGCGGACTGCTGCTCGCGTCGCCCATCATCGGCCAGTTCGTCTGGATCGCGCGCGTGGAAAGCCTCAAGGTCGCTGCGGCCATCTTCGGCTGCGTCTTCGGCACCGTGGCCGTGGTTGCAGGCGGCGCGGTGCTGCTCGTCTGGAGCCTCTCGTGAAGCGCACCCGCATCAACCGCGTCTCGACCACGACCCGCGCCCGCCGCACGGCATGGACTGCGTTCCGCCGCGAAGTGTGGGCCCGGGACAACGGCGCCTGCGTGATGGGCTGCGGCCCGATCCCGTTGGAGTTCGCGGAGATCCACCACCGACTCCTGAAGTCCCGCGGCGGGAAAGACACCCACGAGAACACGATCACCCTGTGCGGTTGGCATCACCACCAGGCCGTCCACAAGTACCCCACCTGGGCCACCGTCGTCGGGCTCATGGTCCCAGCTGGCTTCACCCCCGACGAGTGGCCGGTGCTGCTCGACGTCAGCCACGGACGCTGGTCCTCCTACCCCGGGGCGCGGCTCCTGTGGATGCTCCCCAAAGACGGCCAATGGGCACTCGCGGCACCGCACGCCGATCAGCACCTCGAAGCCGGCCCTTGGGAGTTCAACCATGGCTGACCCCAACGCCAAGTACCCGGCAGGCACCCGCATCCAGTTGACACGCCCCGTCGCCGGCCTCATGCAAGGCGCCCTCGGCACCGTCGGACACACCCCCCGCGGACCCCACTGCGACGTCATCGTCGCCATGGACGAACTAGCCGCCGTACAACCCGAATTCGCCACCATCTGCTGCTACTGGAACGAGATAGAGGAAGTGGGCACCGATGTCTGAGTACCAGCCGAAGACCGGGGACAGGGTGCGCGTCGTGTTGGAG